AGGAGCTACTTCATGGCCCCGAAGTCGGGAGGGTGGACGCAGGTTCACGGATGCGTAGACAGCACCGCCGCAGAGCGCGGGGCCAAGGAAGACCTCGCCAATTTCTACCCCGAAGTCTTCAAGCATGGGCAGAGGGTTCGTCTCCAGGCGCCTTGCGTCATCTCCGGGACTCGGGTTCCCATCGCCTACGTGGACCCCCTGACCCCGAAGGCGGCGGATCTGGTGACATACGCTAACGTCGCCTTTATGAACAATTTCGTCATGAAACTGCGGTGGAATCCGATTCACACCGCGCAGGTCCTTGATTCCGACGTGGACCTGTTCACCGTCGGAACCGCTACGAACTACATCCGCGTCGTCCAGCGAGGTTCCACCTTCGGAGGGTTGGGACAAGAGCGGGAATACTTCCCCGGAGCACGGTACGGGCGCCATGACCCTACCTTTGTCATTCGGAAGGTGGTCGCGGGCGTCACTGTTCTGAGCCATAACCTCACCCTGTACCCCTCCTACCCTGGGGAGAACGAGGCGGCAGATGTGTTCGGAAACGATACATGGGAGTTCGAGGTAGTCCACGTTCAGAACACCATTTACGGGATTCGTATCAAGTCAGCGGGTCTCGTAGGTGAGTGGTGGGCTGGTTCTACCGGACTCGGAGCCTTTGCCTCCAACCCCATCGGGGACGTGACAATCTCAGGGTACGGGTACTTCGGCGCCCCGGAAATCCGTGGGCAACTGGACGACGAGTTTACGAATCGTCTCGGACCGGCACGAAAACTGCCTGCAACTCGGGCAGACGTGGTTCGGCGCATGGGGTTCGCGAAGCACATTAACCCCATCTTTGTAGGGGACCGGGACCCGACGGAGGGTGTCCTGACTCTGGACAACCCCTTCCTGTTTACGGAGACTTTCACAAGGGCGGACTCCGGGTCCCTCGGTGGGAAGTGGTCAACACTTACCAGAACAGGCGCGGGGTGGTACATTTCGGGTTCTACGGCACTGTGCAGCGGAACGGGGATGGAAATCTGGACTCCCGCCCCCAGGCATACGGATTACCAAGTCGTCGCTCGCGTTGGTCTTAGCACCACCGGAAATTACGTCGGAGTCATTGTACGACACGAGACTTCGGAAACCTCCTTGATGGGATACTCCGTCGAACTGGAGCAGACCGGGGTCGGAGCCGCGAACATGAACGTCTGTCGGTGGTTCAAGGGAGTCCGAGAGATTCTGAGTACAACCGCCTTGAGTTCCTACACGGCGGGGAACGAGTATATGTTAGCTTTAACAGCGACGGGCACTAATCTGGTAGCGTATGTGATGGACTACCCGCTCATTGTTGTCGTGGCGACGGATACTCTGACTGATTCGTTTTTCACAAAACCCGGAGTCGCTGGACTTTACGGTGTTTCCGGAGGACCGGCGGAGATCATCACGGCAGACGCTTTCGCACTGTTCCGGGATTTCGACTATAGCATAGACTAAGCCAAGGAGACTACAATGGATAACTTCCTTCCCCAGGCATGGGTAGTGCGATCCGATAAGGACACGCATTTTACCGGCGCCCTCGCATTGAACGCCATGGAGTTGGAGGTAATTGGAGACGCCGCTCCTACTTCCTCGAACCGCGTTCCTACAATCCGCTCGAAAATTACACGAATCACCATCCTGAGCGAGCAGAATCTCGCCTGGGACATCATGCTGTTCAAAGCAGCATTCGCACCTCCGCTGACTGCTGACTGCGACCTTCACCCCCTGGTCGATTGGCTGTCCTTTACGGCTGCCGACGGTGTAAGAGTGGGGGCCGCGGGAGTTTTTATGTACTCCTGGAGCGGGTTCTCGTTCCCCTACTACACTACGGATGTGATGGGGCGGATTCATGCCGGTCTCATCAACAGAGACGCGGTAGCAAAACTGGCAAATGGAGCGGGTGGGGCAATCGCAGTGGAAATCGAAGGCGTTTCGGCGTAAGGAGTTATCATTATGCCTCCAATTGTATATCGCACTCACGGTCCCGACCGCACAGGGGGCGGATCCCTCACCCGAAACCTCATCACGGACCAGACACCGGAGACGGTCCTCGATGTGAACGCCGGAGCAGTCTGGGCCTTCAATGCTGTGGAGGGTCTCGGAGTAGCTGCGGCAGCGGGAGAGTCCATCTGGTACTTCCCGGGAGACCTTGAACGGCAGTACATGCTTTCCGAGTGGAAGTTCATCACGTCGGCAGCCGGACGCTACATGGGGATGGTCGCCAGAGCCTCCACCCCGGGCGCCGGAGCCCTCGGCTACTATATCCTCGGGATAAACAGCAACAACTTCCTGTCCATCGTCTCCGTCACCGGAGCCGGGGATGCCGTCCTCGGGGCGGTGGCCATCACTGCGATGGTAGAGAATGAAATTTTCCGTCTACAAGCACGGGTCATTGCGTCCTATGCTGCGAATACGCAAGACATTGCTGTGGAACACATCTCCCACGGGAAGGTCTCGAACACTCCTGGAGCGGCAGCCTACAACCTTGCGGCCATTGCCGATCCGTGCTTCCTGGACCTGAAGGTGGACGGGGGAGCAACGCAGACGGTTACCTTCGCGGCGGCAGACGCCATCATTGTTGCCAACGGAACCTTGGCAGCCCTGACCCCGCTCGGCGTAGCACTCGTCATCATGAATCAGATTGCAGGGGTTCGGGCATGGGTCCCTGCTGCAACGACGGCCACGGTTATCGCTACGAACACCTGGGGTCCCTCTGGGTCTATAGACATCGAGGTGGCAGCGGCAGACGACGCCAACGCTGTCCTGGGGTACCCTCTGGCGGCAGGGGCGGGCGCCGTGGTACAGAATCGACTTGCCAGCAACGCCCGGATACGCGGATTCAACGGAGTCATCGGCGGACGTAGCGGAAACACGGCTGGTTGGGTTAGGTCCTACGCTATCTCCGGAGCCTAAATGCTTTGTTCCAAGTGTAAGACAGATAAAGACGTAGAACAATTATGAACACCCAACCCCAGAGCACGCCGTACTTCGGGGACGTAACCCCGGAAACGAGTCTGCGCCTTGTGGATCAGGCGTTGACCGATTGGCTGGCGAGCATGACCTTCCGGGCACAGCGGCCGATGGTCACGAACGTCTGGCAGTCCCGACAGTTTGCCCAGAACCACGAGATGAAGGACGGGCAGCCTGTCAAGCAAGCGAAGGTCTGGCCGGTCGTTTCCCTCTCCATGACTGGAATCACCCCCGCCCTGGACCGTCGGGTGGTAGCAAACATCGCCTGCCTTGGTCCCACGGGGTCTCTGGAGACACGGCACGAGGAGACATTGGCAACCGGAGACGGCGTAGTAACCGCGTACAGCGGGCGCCTGGGCCGATTGGGCATTGCCCCCCGTAGTCTAACGATTACAGCCCGGAGACAGACAGGTGTGGGACCTCCTCCGACCTACGCAGCCATGACCCTTACAGATGACGGAGAAGGAGCCCTGACCGGGAGCACCGGCGCTGAGTTGAACTCCGTAAACTATGATACCTCAAAATTTTATGCGAGTTTCTCCAATGCTCCGGGGGCAGGAACTGATATTATCGCCACGTACACGTCCCATGAGACCCGTATGTTCTCAAACCAAGAGGGCAGCGAACTTTATATCCTGCCGTTTCCTCTTCCATTCGACCTTACCTATCAAATAGACATCTGGAGCAAAACACAGCAGGACATGCAGCTCCTTCGGACGGCTCTCCTGTGCCGGTTCCCTTTCACAGACGAGACCTTCCTGTGCCTGGACGTGCCGGGGTATGGTCAGCAACTCCTGAGCCTGAGACTTACCAGAATTGACGACACGACTGACCTGGAACCGGGAGAGGCAGACCGAGAACTAAGAAATACCGTGTCGATAACTGCCCATGCCTGGATTTACAGAATCGCCCTCAAAATGAAGACGATTCAAAGCATCAACGTGGTCTATATCGACGCAGGAAGCGATGCAGTGAACCTTTACGACGAGTCACCGTTTTTGGACTGGTACTGCGACATCTCGCACTATACTTTCAGCGGGAATCCCCCAGTCCTGACATCCGTTACAGAGTCTTCGACCCTCGCGCCACCTAACCGTGTGTTGGCGTGGATGTCGTGGGTGGACGGGACCCTGGCGGGTGTTGGTCCGTAAACAACAGAGAGGTAACTTCTTATGGCAGCGACATTTGTGAGCGCAGGGGTCTACATTCAAGAGAAGGACAATTCTCTCTACGCCCCGGCATTGGCTCCGACCATCATCGGAATCATCGGGACTGCGACCAAGGGCGCGTTGAATACGGCGACCCTGGTCACCAACGAGGGTCAGCTCATCGACACGTTCGGGGACCCGCAGGCGAAGGACCTCGGTATGCACGCCGCCATCGAGGCGCTGAAGGCATGTCGTCTGGTCTACTTCGTACGTATCGCAGGTGCGGCCCTCAATTCCGGTACTATTTCTGCGAGCGACGCCGGTTCGGCTGCGACGACTGCAAGCATCGGACCTTCGACGAGCGTGCAGAACTTCAACCTGATGACCGGATCGGTAGAAGCCCCCCACGGGACTCGAACCGCAACTTTCCGCATCACGTACGACGACGGCGGTGGCGTACTGACTATCAACCCCACCATCGTCGGTGTACAGGCGCACTCGGACTCGGTACTCGCGGGTGCATACAACCTGAACGCCATCGACGGCGGTAACCCCACCTACCTGACCTTGAAAGTTGATGCTGGGGTAGTGCAGACGATTACGTTCGACGTTGCCGACCCCATCATCGTCGCCAACGGTGGATATGCCGCCCTGACAGCTGCTGGAGCCGCACATGTTATCAACTCCCAGCTTGCCGACGGGTACGCCCTTTACGGTGCTGGCGGTGTCTTGCTCTATAGCGACACTTACGGGTCGGATTCCTCCGTAGAGGTGACGGGCGGAAACGCAAACGTCATCGTCAACGGATTCGACTTCGACACAACCGTAAAGACCAGTGTGGGAAACACCTGCGGAAACTTCACGACGGTACATGCTTCGGAAGTTGAAACAGCAATCGAGCTGCCCGCCGTCGGTGATATCGCTTGCGACGTTGGGCTCACCGGAACGGTAACCTTCCACACAGTCACGACGGGCGCCGCAAAGTCCATCAGGATTGTGTCGGCGAACTCCTCGGCAATCGGTGCGTCGCCTCTCATCAATCTGGCGCCCCTGGATGTGGCCGTTCTGGGTACGAACGCAGGCGCCGCCGCCCCGACTATCAGCTTCACGGCGAAGACAGGCGGCTCTCACTCCTCGAACATCAGCGTCCGGATTTCGACCAGCACAGCCCTGACGGGAACCAAGAAGGTCGAGATTCTCTACAAGGGCGTGGTGGTTGAGACCTACGACAAGCTGTATAAGAGTCCCACACCCGTAACAGGTGGGTACGCGATGGTCGCTACCATCAACAGCGGAAACACCACGGCAGGCTTCGACGCCTCCCTGTACGTTACGGCTGCAAGTCTTTCCGCTCCTGGCGAGAACCCTGTGGACGGAACCTACACCCTGGCCGCCGGGGCCAACGGAGACAACTGGACCGCCGGATCGGTGGTCGGAACCATTTCGGGCACGACTCGGACCGGGATGCAGATTTTCCGGGACCCGGAGCAGATTTACATCAACGTTCTGGCAACCCCGGGCATCTCCTATGCGTCGGTCATTGCGGAAGGGCTGGACCTTTGCGCCAACCGTTCTGACTGTCTCTACGTCGCGGATTGCCCGATTGGTCTGTCCCCTGCCAACGCCGTAAAGTGGCACAATGGGGACAACACGGTGACTGTCACGGTGGACCAGGAAGCCCGTACCGGAACGAACTCCACCGCGTTCAACTCGTCCTACGGCGCCCTCTACTACCCGTTCGTCCAGGTTTTCGACGGCTTTACAGACGCCGACATCTGGCTGCCCCCCAGTGCAATCGCTCTGCGGACCATCGCGTTCACGGACGAAGTGGCAGACCCCTGGTTTGCCCCCGCCGGTCCGAACCGTACGCAGGCGCTCTCGGTCCTGGACCTGGAGTACAGTGCCACGCTCGGCGAGCGCGACCTCATGCAGTTGACGGGCAACAACGTCAACCCCATCGCCAACATCGCCGGGGTGGGTGTAGTCATCATGGGTCAGAAGACCATGCAGAAGGCAACGACCGCCCTTGACAGGGTGAACGTGCGACGCCTCCTGCTCCTGGCCGAGAAACTGGTCGCCCAGTCGGTCTTCTTCCTGACTTTCGAGCAGAACGACAGTGTGATGTGGAGGCGCTTCGTGAACCTCGTGTCGCCGATTTTCGACGACATCAAGGCTCGTCGTGGTCTTTACGACTTCCGCATCGTGGCGGACAGCTCGACGACGACAAGCACACTCATCAATCAGAACACGTTCCTCGGAAAGATTTTCCTCCAGCCCACGAAGTCGGCGGAGAAACTGATTGTGGCGTTCAACTTGGTACCCACGGGCGCCAACTTTGAAGAGTTCGCTCAGTCGTAAGAAGTGAGGTAAATAAACATGGGATTCATCAGCGCAAATCACCTTGCTCCGTCGAAGGGCTTCTTCGAGCCGCAGCGCCAGTACAATTGGTCGCTCGAAGTTGCCCTGGACGATGCAGGGGACCAGATTCTCATTATGCAGGGTCTGGAGTCTTTCTCCGCTCCCCACGAGTCGAACGAGGAAATCGTCCTCGACTACGCCAACGAGAAGCGGTATGTCGCCGGTAAGGCGATTTACTCCACGGCGGACCTTGTTCTCAAGGACTTCGTGGACATGGGCGTGGCGCAGGCCATCATCAAGTGGCGTCGGCAGGTCTACAATGCCGAGACGGGAAGCATCGGTCTCGCCCGGGATTACAAAAAGAGCGCCGACCTGACCCTGATGGCCCCGAACCAGAGCACCGTCCGCATCTGGAAACTTCACGGGGTGTGGCCGGTTGGTGTCAACTACGGGGACAACCTGTCGATGACAGGCTCGGACAAGGTTCTCATCAAGGTCACTCTGCGGTACGACCGCGCAGTGCCCGGCAGCAACCTGACGTTGGGCCTCGCCGGAATTAACGCAGGAATTTTGACTCCGCCTTTATGAGTTTGTGCCAATGCTATAGTTCCTTGCCACTATACTGGTATGGAACAAAAGACAACATACATCTACGGTCTGGCGGACCCATTCACTCGGGAAGTTCGGTACGTAGGAAAATCTAATAATCCAGAAGACAGACTTCTGAATAGTAATCCCAAATCGGGTCATCTTGCTGAAGCGAAGTCCGGAGTGCGGGGATACAAAAATAACTGGCTAAGAGGTGTCCTGTCCAAAAACGGTACACCTCTTCTTTTGCATCTTGAGACGTGTAAAGAATCTGAGTGGCAAGACACAGAACGTAAGTGGATAAAACTCCTTAGAGAAAAAGGATACCCGCTGACCAACACAGCTGATGGTGGAGACGGCGGTTGGGCCGGAGTTACTCCTGAAATGAGGAAGGAAAACAGTAAAAAATTGCAGCTTTGGTGGACGCCGGAACGAAGATGTAAAGCTCTTTTGGGCAACAAAAATGGTTGTGGGGGAAAAGGAAAGAAATGTTCTGAAGAGACTAAAAGAAAGATGAGTCTAATTGCCATAGAAAGATGGAAGTCCGCGGAAGAAAGAGAAAAGGCTTCAGGGGCAAAGAAACTTGAATGGGCTTCCTATACGGAAGACAAGAAAGAACGAATTCTTAACGGATCGTCAAAAAGCAGAGAAATTATAAAGAAAAAGTTTTCTAAACCTGTTTTATGTATAGATACCGGAGAAATATTTGAGTCTGTTAGAGACGCTGCCCGACATCTAAATTATGGAGACGGTAATCTAAGGACAAACATAAAACACAACCGAAAAAGTAGGGGCTTAACTTTCAAGTATTTGTAGGATAAGAGGAGACCCGAGAGATGACAACCGAATTGGAACTGTATACCATCACCCTTCCGTCCAAAGGACGTTACTACGGCGACAAGTTGCCTGGGGGAAAACTGCAAATCACCCCGTGGACTGTCGCCCAGGAAGACACCATCGACCGCATGGGCATGGACGACGATTCCCTTGGGTCGCTCCGCCAGATGGTAGAAAACAACGTTCGGTGGGCCAGTGGGTTCACCTATGAAGACCTCCTGGTGACCGACCACTACTTCATTCTTCTTCAGCTTCGGTGCTTGTCCCTGACGCCCTTCATGACGTTCCCGCACATGTGCCCGAAGTGCAAAACAGACTCGGCAGTGCAGATTGACATTAGCGGTGCAGAGGTGCGGGTACCGGACGACACCGACACAGATACGGAGCCTTTCTCTTGTTTCCTTCCGAGGAAGAAGGTCGAGATTGGGGTGCGATTCCTGCGAATCGGGGACGAGTTCTCCGCCGAGAAGTATTCCAAGGAGACCGTCGTCAAGTCTCCGGCTACCGAACGGAAGTTTATCTACGCCCGTCAAATCGTTTCGGTCGGGGGGCAGTCTCTTCCTATCGGCGAGAAGATGGCGTTCGTCGCCTCTCTGTCCATGCTGGACCTGGAAGTGCTGAAGAATAAACTGCTGAAGAAGCAGACGGGCGTGACCGGAGTTTTCAAGGCAACATGCGAAAACTGCAAGACGGAGGACAAAACGTGGATGCCGTCGCTCCACGTTCGGTTTTTTCGTCCCTTGTCCATCGACATTGAGCGGGCGGCAGGAGTCGCAGAGAAATCTTCTACAAGCGATAAATTATCTGGTTAGGACGGGTTATTCTTGGTCTGAGGTTTTGGGGATGTCTATGTGGCGATTTCGACTACTGTGCGAGATTAACACGGACTTGGATACCCCGAAGAAGTCCGAAGATAAGGACCCGACTAAGTACGCAGGAAGTGTCTAATGAATACTGAGCAAGCCGCCTTAGAATTCGTAGTCGGTCTAACCTCCCGAGGCGTTGACTCTTCCGTTACGAAGCTGGTCAACGCTTTTGCTAAGGTGGCGTCCGCTGCCCAGTTTGCACACAACGCGATTCAAGGTGAGAATACCGGCGGTGGTGGGGGTGGGGGCGGGGGCGGGACAGTTGCCCCCGGAGGCTCCGGGAGGGCCTCCAAGGAACTTACTAAGACCGTCAACGCCCAGATTTCAGTTCTGACTATGCTGAAGTCCCACATGGTCAGTCTGGGAGTCACAGCGGTTGGCAAGGTCTGGCACGTCATGACGCAGGGAGCAGGCATCGTCTTCGACGCTCTTGTTGAGCACGAGAAGGAAATGATTAAGATGCGTAAATCCCTCGCTATGAATGCGGAGGAGGCACGAAAATTTTCGGGGAATATGCTATCGGCGACTGCCCTATATGGTGGAAATATAGCCACGGTTCGCCATCTTGCTGCCGAGATGCATCGCGGTCTGGTTCGTACCGATCAGGCTGCCGCAGACCTTGCCGGGCGCCTCGCCAATCTGGAAACCCGGTCGGGTATGAGCGGTGAGAATATGATGAAGGCGGCGGATTTGTGGAGAACCAATCTAAAAATACTTACTGACGACGAGTTTGATAAGAGTGTAAGGGTTCTAAAATCGACCTCTTACACTGTGAAGGCGAATGCTAACGCCATCTTGGATTACTCCGCTTCGGCCGAAGGAATTTACAGCAACTGGCAGTCCAAGGGTAAGGACGCTGCACAAAAAAGAATCCGCGACGTTCAGACTCTTGGGCTGGCGTTCGAGAGTCAAGGGGGAAAAGCAAAAGAACTTGTAGGATTACTGGCGCAGGGTGGAGACCGGGCCAGTAGCTTTGGGCAACGAATGAACCAGTTTGGAGGGGACTTCAAATCGGCTACTCGTCAGATGCTGACGCTTATTGAAGCCGTAGGTGAGGAAGGCGGAGCCCGCGAGAGGATCATGAAAGAGTATGGTATGGATACCAAAATCTTCTTGAACCTGAAGGCCGCTATCGCCAAGTGGGATGAAGTCGAAGCGAATTATAATGCCGAAAGCCTAAAGAGCGCCAAGCAATTGATGGACGAGGAAAAGGGGAGGATGAACAATCTGGAGAAGATGGGGGAGACGCTGACCCTGCTCAAGACGGAGGCAATGGCTGTT